CTCCCCTAAATCACTTTGTGATTTATGAAATGAAATAACTAAGCAACAACCTACAACTCGTCATACTCAGCGTCTATGTCCATTGCGCTATCTTGAAGAGTTGTGTTCTCATCCATGAAGAAGAAGCCTAAAGCTCCTGTGTTCTGAGAGACACCAAGAGTCTCTGCATCTTCCAGCTCATCCTCTCTCACTTTATTCTTAATCCAGGAGTCGAAGGTCAAAGAGCCATTAGTACAAAACTCCTCACTGAAGTACATGTGAGCATCTGGGCCAACTTGACAGAGCAGATTTAGCACCGTGTCATACCTCTCAGGCCCAGAGTGAACGCTTGTGATGAAGCCGTTATCTTGCCTAATGTAGCAGTTGGGAGCCATGGAGCAAAGGTCGATGGTGTGCCTCCCTAGTTTAACATTCACAGCAAACTGGTCTAAGACCTCCAATGCATGGCAAGAAGATGTGTATGGGCTAGAGAAAATGTCCTCATAAATCATGTCTTTGAGGAGATCGTCTAATTCAGTGTTGAACTCTTCTAGCCTATCTTCATTTAAAGCCGAATATTGGAGCAGTAGAGAGTTTATGAAATGAGTGCAATTCAAAAAGTCACTATCCCTCAAGTTCAGGAAACACTGTTCTTCATAGTCTGTGACAAGGGCGCAGATTTTGGCAAAGCAACTAGCTAGGTCAGAAATCTTCAGAACCATGCCGTTCTTGTGAATGTAGTGAAGTAGAGCACCTGAGTCAATTGTAGAAAGCAATCCAAGCCTCTTTAACATTTGTTTAGATTCTAGCTCCCTTCTGACCTCTAAAACTATGTTTAGAGAAACATCCTCATCATCAAAGGTCTTTATTTCTCCTTCACTCAAGCCTTCTTCCAAACCCATATCATTAATGTTCACTTTAAACATAGATTTTAATTGAGCAAGGAGGTTCCCTGGCTCCAATGACTGTATCTCCTCTCTCCTTTCTTGTATTGCTGTTTGGAAAACTTCAGCTCTCTCTCTATTCTCATCATCAAGATCTCTCTTGTAGTTTTTGAGAATGACACTGTACTCCATAAGTTCCTTTTCTTCGTTTAGGACATGCTTCTCCACTATCTTCGACGTAGGGTTCAAGAACATTATGTAAGGGTTGCTATCAACTCCACGAACACCTAGTTGCATGCTAGACCTCAAAACATCAAAGCTAACCTCATTTGTTGTGGTGGCAGGTGTGCAAGCAGCAGATACGCATCCTCTGATCTCCTTGAAGTAATTTAGATCTCTAACAGAAATCATGAGTGGCACTCTGTTGAAGTTGTTTCCATATGCACTTTCGTCATCACCTATAGAGAAGGTTTGCACATCGTTGTTCTCATCTGTTATTGACCACTGTATCTGTTCTCTCACTCTGCAATTCAATTCCACTGCTTCTGTGAACCTGTATATCTGAGATTCAAAAGCTGGCTTCCAGTTCTTTGCTTCTTCTTTCCTTCTTCTCTGCTCATCAATTTCAACAGATCTCTTCAGAGAAGTCAGTCTATTCACACTGCTAAGGTGCCTTTTTGAGTTGAAGATTACCTTTGGATTTCCTTCAGTCACACTTAACCTCTTCAAATGTGTGAACCTGCCCACTATAATGTAATCCAAGCCAGAATCCTCAATGTCCCTCATCCTCTTATCGATCAACGAATAACAGCTTGGTGTGAAAAATGGGTTAATCCAAAGGAGAGTAGTCGGATTTTTCTCTGAGATCTCCATGAAGTCAATCTCCGAGAAATTCACATCGTTTGAAAAGCATTCATATATGGGCCTCTTCAGCCTCTTAATGTCTTTCAAGATGTCACAAGAGAGGTATTGGTTTGCAACTTTTGTGAACTCCCTGGTTACAAACTTCAAGTGGTCTGCAAAAGCATTTCTGGTGCTTAAGAAAGTTTCTTGATTCTCTGACATGAAAAAGATCAGTTTCTCAAAACTATCCATTTTGAGCTTCCTATAGTCAGACAAACTATAAGAGCCATTTCTGTTTCTAGTGTAACCTCTTTGATCAGCTTCATCCCTCCCAGCTCTTGTTTTGTAAAAATCATTCATGATATCAAGGTTTGCCAATCGAACTGATTTCTTTTTAGTTGATGTGCTAAAGTTTCTACCAGTAGAGAAGATTAGGAGGATGTCCTTGTAGGACTTCAAGTCTTCTCTCAGCTTAGCTAAGAAAGTGGTCTTCTTTTGTGAGTTCCAATATTTCCCTGGGGACATAGACTTTGACATATAATAATTCATGAGGTTCATGACATCCTTCATTTGGTAGTAAGGATCATTTGCTTTGACTTCCCTAAAGCTTCTCTTCTGATCAACCCACCTTTCAGTCTCTTTCTTGTAAAGGCCGTCCTTACAGACCTCGACAGCATCTGAGAGGATCTTGTCTTTGCTTAGACTAGAGGCTCTGGGGTTGGGAGACAATGAATCTATGATTCTGTTGCCATCATAACAGTAGCAGTTGTGAAGATGCCTGTTCACTTTACCCATGTAGAGCACAATCATAATGTGTGTCATTGTTTTCTCAACAAAAGAGTGCTTTATAGGACTGTTGTCTGACTGTAGGAAATCTTCACCAAACTTACAGGAAGCTGAGAAGTCGCAGGTTAGAAGGTAGTCCAGATACTCTTCCATCATGAGAGGTGAGGTGTCTCTTAGAGCGGAGCACATTGTGCAATAAGTGTGAAACATAGATAAGGCTTGGGTAGTGGTTTCTTGGACCTTTGACTCCTTTTCACCAACGCATCTGCTAATGTAGCCAGTTATCACAGAGAGCTGGGGGTCTCTATCCATGGGTAGCATGCCAGTGAGGAACCCATCATTAAGTACTTCAATCGCCGGCTCCAAAAGATCTCTCCTCATTTCCAAAAGTTCTAGTTTCAAATTAGCTATATAACTTGAGATTGAGAGGGGTGATCTTCTCCTTTCAGAAGATAGCTGAACCTTCAAACTGTCTTTGCTTTCAGAGTAGGTGGGGATTGATAGTGGGCTGCGTTGTTTTTTCTTCCCGGGATCAAAATCCAACGGCTCACTCAGGAAGACATCCATGTTGAACATGGACATCTCAGGCATTTTGTTCGCCTCATCATCGATAGGTAGACTGGTAATCGGATCTCTATCCTTGTACTCAATGCTTGCTGTCTCTCCATCTGTGGTAACATTTATTTTCCTGTCCGCAAAGAAGTCTCTCTTCTTCCTACACTTTAGAATTGTCTTCATTGTGCTCACAGGCAAGCCTAGAACATCCTTAGGATTCCATGGCAAACTAGTTCCTTGTGACATCCAAACCTTGTTTTTCCAATAAAATTCTTCATTCAGACCATAAAGAGGCTTCTTGATAAGGCCGAGCTTCGGTTCTACTAGGATCATCGAATAGTCTTTTAGCTTTACGAAAGTTCTTTTGAATTTGCTCAGAACATAAGTGTGAGCTTCATCAGACTGGTCATCCTCCACCTCATAATTTGAGCTCATGTACGTGTCTTGATCTGACTCAACATCAGAAATCACAGGATCATCTTCAAAGAGATGCTTTGGCTCCTCCTCGGCAACTTCTTCTGGCAAGTTCAACCCTCTTCCGAGCTCCTGACCGTCATCCTCATCTGTCTCAAGTTTCGAAGGTTTGATCTTTCTTAATTTCAGGAATTTCAGATCGGGTTTCCCTTCTCCAGTTGCTGAGTCACCTTCTCCCTTTTCAAAGTCAATGTCTAAAAAGATGGATAGGTAGAAATCATTTGATCTTTTTATCTTAGTGTAGAACTCAATTTCCTCATTTCTTCCTCTCCTTATCCTCAGATTGTTGTAAGTTAGTGCTCTAACACCCAAATCATCAAGGAGCTTCTCTTTAATTATATTCAGCTTCACAACTCTATACAGAAACCCTTGTGCTGGTTGTTGATAAGTTAGCATAATCTTTTTATCTTGTCCGAGACAGTAAATGTTCTGACTTCCAACCATCTTCATGTTGTTTAGTATGTTGAAAAGTAGAGAGGTGTCTAAGTTCCCTGAAATGCCTTTATAGTATTTCACACACTGTGCCACACCTTCCATAACCTCCACTAGGTTCTCAGAACCATGCGAGGTGATCTGATGCTCATCTGTCCCTTGATTATATTGGAGTCTCACACAAACTTTTGACGAAACACAAGCAAAATCCATGTCACCAACCCATTTTCTTTCAGATTTCGAGTAGACCTGCTCTTTCCTGAGGACAACCATGGGCTCATTGATTTCAGGGAACAAGTTCAATGCCAGTTTAGTTATGTCCTCCTCACGCTTAATCTTCTGATTCTCCAATCTAACTTTGAAAAGAAGGTATCTTGTCCTTATGTCAAGCTGACTAAGTGGCTGGGACAGATCCATGCAGTTGTTGATGTAATTGATGGCTGGCCACGTGCAAGTTGTATTCAGACCTTGCATCACTGTTGGGACAACTACCTTGATTTGCTCCAACACCTTGCAAATATCTATCTCTTCCTTCTCAGTGTCAAAATCGATTATGTTCCATGCCACTGTGGAGATGGCGTGAGCTCTTTCTTTTGAGTCCAGCCCCTTATCTAGGATGTTTGGTCTTTCTGAAACAGCAAAGTTGGAGACGAACTCATTGTACCTTCTCAGAACAAATATTGTGCTCAGATAATTGTCAGTGTTATGCCCTTCAAAATATCCTCTGATGGTCAAGTTCTTTCTGGCCATTTTGTGGATGATTGACATTGCTATAGTAATTTTCAGTGACAAGGTTTTGCTTCCTGTTACCACCTCCATCTGCACCAAAGTTTCCTTGAATGATAGTCTAAAATGAGGGAAAACATTCCTGATCAGGAGCTCATCTCTAAGGGCAGATTTGGTTGTGAATGGCTTCACAGGGGCGACGCCAAACCAGTAGTAAAGTATTAATTCTGAGACGTTGTTTTTGCAAACTTTCGGATCAGCTTTCGACCTCAAGCTGAGGTAGTCGTTCTTAACATTCCTTTTTATTTTATCCCTGGGGACAAATGGTGGCTGAATCAGCAAGACTGAGTACAGGCCTTCATCTTTAACAACTGAGCTAGCACTGGGGATAGGTAGATGAACAACCTTTTCATCTTTATTGAAGGAAACCTTGTCCCCTGTGAAGTAGAATTTCATCATTTCCTTCTGAGAGAAGAGACCTCTTGAGAAATCCCTATTCTTCTCATTTATCAGATTGCCACCCGACATGAATTCTTCTGTGTCGAGAATAGATATCCCTGAGAACCTCATGCTCGTGACATCCGAAAGGGCATTCACTCTAGATAAAACAAAGGCATCTGTGAGAACTCTCATGGAGTCAATTGTGGCTTTTGAGAAAAAAGTCTTCAGCATGTTCATCAACACACCTTCAGAGGATGTTGGTGCTGCAATTATCTCTTGTGGGTACTCATTCATGAATTCTCTAAAACTCTCATAAGTTAAGCCTAGAGATTGGAGATCTTTCTTCTTCTTGAGATAGATTTTGGAGGCTCTAATGGAGAATTCTGGGTAAATCTTGCTGGAGAGACCCTCACCAGAACTCATGTCTATCTTTCCTATCTGACTCTCATCTAACTCTTGAAGAAGACTCAAAGAATAAAGCTTGGAGTAGGCTGACTTAATCAGAAAAGGCTCACCAGGACTTGTTGAGTCTGTCTCAAGAGATTTGACAGCACTGAAAGTCTGCAGATTGCAGGAATGCAATGTGGAAAGAGCCCTATTAAACCTCGGATAGATGGCCAGTTCGTAAGGCAGAAGGTCAAAGTTCATACTTCCAGAATGTACCAGCTTCACGAAATCTTTTTCTTCAAATGTCAAACTTCTGATTTTGGCTGATTCTGACTCAGTCATCTCATCTGCCACCATATGAAGGATGTGGTTTGGGTCAGAGGCCTGGCTTGGAGCTGTTCTGTAGAAGTTCTCTATGAAAAGCTCATTCATGTAAGAAATGATCGCTACCTGTTCTGCTTTTGCGCCATTGTCTGATAGTGCTTTTGTTCTACCTTCCAGCTCATCTATAGCTCTCTTTGGGCAATCCATGTTAGGGAAATCTGTGGCAACCCTGGAGAATTTTAGAGTTGCTGGCAGTGAGCAAGTTTCCGCTTTCCAAGCAGAGTTGAACTCGAGAGCATCAAAGTTCTCCGCTGATTTTATGCTAAGGACTATGAACAACAGTGCACAGCACCCGCGCCACATGTTCCTAAAATATCTAACCAACCAGTTTCCACAGTTAATCACCTTGTAATTTATCCTAGATCCATTTTTGCACCCGAAACTTGTGACTTTGAACTTGACACCAAGAATGAGTCCCACGTCGTCTGATGTCACCTTGCAACACATTTTAAAGGTTTCTGTTGTGAAAATTTCCTGGTTCACTACATGCAAAATGTAGTTGGTTGACTTGACATGAGACTTTAGGATGAGCATGCAGATCTGATGCTCTAGAGAACTGCTGTAGTGCTGGATTCCTTGACCCATCCCATCTAGACACACAAAGAATGTCTCACCTCCCTGCTTGATGGTGTTCTGAAAGAAATCTAGTTTTGTCTTGGGTATGGGTTTCTGACTTTTATCTTTCTCTCTATCAGGTCTAATTCTATCAATTTCCTGCTTCACTAGGATCCTGAGGTATTCTTTGGAGTACTGAATGAATTTAAATGTCCCTATGATGAAGGAAAGCTGCATTGTGGCATACAGCAGAGGGCAAGTTGAGGCTATGCAAGCAAACATCAAAGAGTACCAGATGACTATTTTCATTTGGCACCAAGTCTTGCAGTCTGCTGAGAAAGTTCTCATGAAACCATACTCATCAACTTCTTTTCTTTTAACCCATTCTGTGATTTCCTTCATGTCATTTGCTATTCTGAAGTACTTAACATCTCCGGCAGCTAAAGCATCATCATTATTCTGAAGGCATATCTCTTTACTGATCTGCTCAGTTGTGAAGATCATAAGCCTGCCAAATATGTTCAGAATTAGAATCTCTCTCACTCCTCCGTGCTGTTTTTTCTTGAACAGGCTTATATGCAACTCCAATTCTTCAGGCATGAGTTTTATGAGATCATTGATGTGCCTATCTATTCTTAGTCTGTCTGCACTAATGTTTTTCAGTGCTGCATGTAGTTGAGCCATCTCTTTCAGAACTCTGTCAGACTCTTTCCTCTCCTTCCTGGTGAGAGATAGCTCCTGCAGACCCATTGACCCTCCATCCTGTTTCACTCTTGAGAGAATTTTGTCAGTCAGATCAGACTTGAAGTTGTCTTTTTCCACAGCTTTGGCCAGGATCACTGGGAACTTGAGGTAGTCTGTTATTGTGGTTGAGTTCTTATTTCTACCGCTGAAATAACCATGCCCCATTATGAAAGTGCTTATTGATTCCAAGACCGACCTAGCCACAATCAATTTGGAAATGCTCTTTTGATGATCACTTAACTGGCTTTGCAGATAGGATCGCTCTTCAAACACCTCTCGTTTCTTTTTTCTAGCAGCTTCCTTTATGCTCAGCTCTGAGGAACCTAGCAGGTTAACTTGAACTCTAAGCTCCTCTGTCAGTTGCTGGATCTTCTCTTGGGTTTTCAATGTTTTAGTGTCAGAGCCGAGGTCTGAAAAGCAAATGAGCTTCATTTTAGAAACTCTCTTCAAGATCAATGACTGCAATAGAATTAAAAGAACCTCTGCACAACCTCTGACACTCTTGTGAGCATTCGAGTGAGCATTCATGACAATTTTCTCGTATATAGGCCTCAGGTTTTTGTCAAGCTTGTTGGCTTCTGTCAAGATGTTCTCTGTTTTGCAATTTTCATTGTAACCTTTCAATAGAGAGTTCAGAACTCCTTTGAATGTTGCATCAAACGCTTCTTGTAGTAATGTTATCTGTTTCAAAATGAGTTTTTCCAATACAGATTCCTTAGCTTTAATATCATTAGAGAAATCATCAGTCAGGAACCTCTTCAGAGTTTCGTGGAGAAGGTTAAAGTCAAACTTTTGACTCTCAGCACCTGCAATCAAGATGAAGCTCCGCAGACCCCTGATGCTCCTCAAGCAGTTCATGTTGTAGCTGAGAATGGAATCTTTTTCCCCCAATGTGAGATCAGAGTTTGTGAGTTTTGCTTTCATCTCAATTAGCTCCTTCATCCTATCAGCAGTGAGAGTTTTCTCTGAGAGAACAGTTTGTATAACCTGCATGGAGGACCTCACAAGAATGCCATCCTCGTCTGCGCTGAGAAACTCTATTGGGTTTTCTTTCAGATCGTTCAGCAGCTCTTCTCTGTCTTCAGCTGGCATGAGGGACTTTGACTCATCTGACTCAACATTCTCAAGGAGTTCTTTTAGTCTCTCATACTGCTCCTCTGTCACCTCTGCTTTTAAAGGTGATCCTTGCAGAAACTTCACTTTCTCTTCATACTGCTGACCAATTGAAACTTTTAGAACACTGGAAATTAAATTGAAAATCACTTTAGATTTCCTGTTGGTTTTTGATATGGCCTCAGAGCAAGCTTTCTCTCCTTTTGAAACATCTATTCTGAGATTTTTATCTATAGGCATTGAAGAGCTTTTGTAAGTTGCCATTGTGTCAAGAGTTTTTGTCAGAGCTTTATTGTTGGTGCAACAAGAGAGAAATGTTCCCTCTCCTTTTTCAGAATCAATGTGCCTTTTAAGCATCCTTCCTCCTAGGGCTAGCATTAAATGAGAGACTTCTGATTGATAACTCTTCCCATTCAGGTAGAGATTTTTAGCATGCTGCTTGAGGCTAACGAAGCTTGAGCCTTTAGGAAGGTATCTGATTGTGAAATCTTTACAATACCTAAAAATGGAGAGGAACCAAGGAGACTTTTCTTTGTTCTCTCTAAATTTCAAATTTTCTTTCTGGGTTTTTTCAAAAATGTCAAACTCATCTTTTCCTTTGACTCCGACATCTTTGTTGAAGAGAACACCTAAGTAAATTTCACAAAGTATACCTAGGTAATTGGTCCAAAGCATGACAGCAGATAGCTTGGATATCTCCGCATTCAGGCAGCTTGATACTGTGCTGTACTCTCTTTCTAGTGGTTCACGTCTAAAGAAAATGGATTTCCTCTTCAATAGACCGCTTTTGTACCTGTTTTGTCTAAAGAGCTCATTCACCTTATCTTCCTCATCTAGTTCATCTTCGTTCAAAAGATTTGTGTTGTATTCGAGATTGCTTTTATCAGCAAACATAAGCTCATCAGCATCATCCTCATCTACATCTGACTGCTCTGCCTCTTGCTGCAGCCCAAGATTTTCTTCTATTTCAAACTGTCTCTCAATGTCAAGGACCCTTTTATCTTCCTCCACCCTGTAAGCCGGATCAAAAACATCATCTTCACTATCTGTGTCAGACCATCGTCTTTTTTCTTTGGAAGACTTTGTGTAGCTAGCATAAAGTTTTCTATCATATTCTTCGATGACTTCTCTGAGGACCCTATCCTTCTCTTCCTTTCTTCTAGCTACTTCAGCACTGCTTCTGATTCTCATCTTGTTGTAATTTATAGCTGAGCTATCATTTTTGCAACAAAAGTGGGAGAACTGTAATATCCTCTGAAGAACTAAGGATCCAAAAGGCTTTCTCAAGATAACATCATACTTGTCAATTATGAAGTCATAATGATCCTGATTGGAGCCTGTTCCTTTCATGAACACAAACCTTGAGTTTATCAACATAGTGCTGATGGTTCTATTGAAGGCAAGGTAAGTTATAAGAATGAAACCTGAAGCATCACTATTCCTCACTCCAAGTTCAACAGAGCTCCTATCCATCTTGAAGTTCTTGACAAGACTGGGTAGTACTGTTGTCATGGTGGAAACATAATTGTCAAATAGACGGTAGTACTGCCCTATCTCATAATTGGAGAAATAAAGAAGTCTCGAGTAGGCATACTCTCCATCCTTGTACCAACTATCAAAAACCACCTCTGAACCCTTAGCTATCTTCTTGATTGGGATAATAATTGAGAAGTAAGAGGAATTATCTTCGGAGGATGAGAGACAGGCACCAAACATCATCACTATTATATCCTCATCAAGGATGTTGAATGTTACTTCTTCTTGATCTCTGTCCCTACTAGACATGATTGTCAAGCTCCTGCATAATTGTTGTACTGAGTAAGCAATGTGACCAGCCTCCCTGCCTAAGAATGCTTTCATCACCTCTGTGAAGTCCCCTGTGCTAACATTGTACTCACTTTTCTTGTGGAAAATTTTCTCAGGGCTCAATTCATCAAGATTGATGTCCGAAGGTGTTGAAGAAACCTTTTTGAGGTAAAGCTCAAGATCATGAGTGTTGTAATCGGGATCCAGGCACATGCCAGACTTAGACTCTACTTGAGTTGTTTTCTTCAACTTCTTCAAACCTAGACCCATTTCAGCTAGTGTTCTTGAAGCTTCAGCTGTCAATCTCTTCTTCGTGTCAAAAGTGTACTTCTTATTACATTTCCTTCTCTTCCTGATTTCTTCTTTTTGTATAGCATCCAACTTGTCAAAGCTCACCCTATCCACATTGAAGTTGTGCAAGAACATGTCAAAGATTCTTTTGGAGGAGATACCCTCAAGGTTACCGCAAAAACCCATGTTATATGCTTCCTTCAAAGGATCTTCTGCAAGATTCTCCCAGTCCACAGGATAGTGCCTCGGCTGGAATCTCAAAAAAGTTTCTAGGTCATCTTTCAAAGAAGATCTGAGTTCCGTTAGTATTTCGTTGAAGGCAACCACTTCCGGCAGTGAGGGAGTCTCACTAATGTAAGAATCATCTAATATCTTGCCAACTAGAGTCTCCATGTCATCCATTGTGAAACTTTCAAACATCTTGGATCTCCACTTGCTCAAATTGATTAGAGGCATCTTGGATGAATTTGAGTGTCGGTAAGTTCTGCCATTGAAGTCAGAATGTGATTTCTGGTAAATCTTCAAGTACTCCTCATATTTTTGTTTGCTCTCATGCTCAAAAAGGTAATCTCCAACAGTCAACCTTGCTAGAGGTCTTTCTAGGAATAAGCTGAAGTTATTTTCTGCAGAGAACTGGCGGAACTTCTCTGTGCTCATGTCAAAGAGGAGTTTCATGTCTTCTGAGTCAAAATTTTCTTTAAATATCAGATTTGTGTCTGCTCCATAGTCACAGTCCACGAATTTTTCTATGTCCTCCTGACAAGAAAACACAAACTTGTCCTGCTCCTTCAGTTTGCAGAACTCCTTCAGCTTCTGTTTCAGGACACCCCTGTGGTCATTGAACTCTACAATAGAACTCTTTCTCGAAGGGTAAAGGTGTGACAAGGTCAGGTCTCTGCCAAAGTGTTCCTCCAGCTTTCTAACAATAATTTTGTACCTCAAAATAACAGCTGAAACAAGTTTCTTCAAATGCTCCGTGTGCTCTGGTCTTATCTTCTGGTCAATAATGGATTCGTTGTGAGCTTGGTCGTGTGAAGAGAAGATTAGCCAAATGGAGTTAACCTCAAGATTGTGAACCGCCAGGCTGTTGATCAGACATGCGTATGTTCCTCTTTTCACTGTTTCTCTTTCTTTGACATCCCCTGCAAAAGAGTAGTCCCCAACTGTGATGGCATTAGGACCATGATCAAGGACTTTGAAATAGTTCTCCATCTTAGAGGTTAGGTCGAAGATATCTGGTGTTTGAGAAGAAGATAGTCTGGTCAGCTGGTATCCCGTCTTGTGATCAATCGCTTTGTAGCCTGCTTCCCCCACTAGAGTTTTCAATGCTCCTTGTTTGAGTACTTTCCACACTCTTAGTTCTTTCATGCTGATGCCGCATATGTGGTTGATTGTGTACGCAATTATATCATGTCTCACCTTGTGGATGAGTTGGAACCAATGGTACTGCAGATTCTTAACATCAATGTCATCTGTGAAAAACAAGTCAGTTATCAAGCCTGGATACTCCTCTCTCATCAAGTCCATTACAGGGTCTGATAGTTCTATCGTAGGATACGCCATTCTTGGCTCGTCAAGGTCGTCGAGTTTCAGATCATCGTATCCTTCATCATCATCAATTTCAATATCTTCTATACAATCATAATAAATAACTTCATTCTCCTCCTCATAAAAATCCTCAAAATTTAAAATTTTAATATCCAATCCAGTTCCGGACGCCATGTTTATCAGTAATACACAACAAACAAGTTTGTTGAGGGG